CCTAACGACGGTCATCTCGTTGGCATTGTCACCATCGGGATCCATCACACTAACCAGCAGGCATTCGCCGGTGCGAGGTATCTTTACAATGTCGCCAACAGAGAAGGAAGCGCCGGTATCAACAACAATCTTGGTTGTGGAATCATCGTATCCAGCAGCGTTGTTAATTGCATCCCAACGCGCGCCCAGATCGTCCTCAAGCCAACTATATTTGGGATTATTGGCAGTTTCTGTATTTCCTTTAGCTCTCTTTAAAAACGTAATAAACGGAGTCGCGGAAGGTTGCAATAATGCAATCTTCTCCGACATATCAATTTTAAGTTTCGCGGTTTGTATGTTCGCGGTATCGCGAACCCCTGTTACAGTAGCCATTTAAATCACTCCCTAAAATAAAATCAGCCGAAGATTCCTCCTCTCCGGCCAGCGTTGACAATGCTGTCAGCGATCTGTTCCTCGATGGATTTCGGCTGTTCTTTTGGTTTCGCGCCGGCAGGAGCGGAAAGCCCCTGTTTGGTGCGGATTGTGTTCATTGCTTCCTCTTTCCCCTGCGCTTTGGCCTTCTGGTACAGCTTTGTACCGCTGTCGCCGAATATCTCGCGCGCAGCCATGTCCAGCACCCTTTTAGGTGGGTTGTGGACAAGGTTGGGGTTGCCCACTTCATTGGCAATCTCGTTCACTTTTTGAGTAAACTTCTCGTATCCTTCCTGCGTGCGAAGTTCCGGGTGAAGCTTCGCAAGGCCCTCCATGTTTTTGGCGAACGTCTGCGCCGCCTGAGTTTCATATATAGGCACTATCAACTGCGCCACTTCTTGCTGGTATTGCCGCACCCTTTGGTCAGCAATGGCATCAGTCAGGCGAAATAGCGTATTTACCGGGTCTCGCTGAAAATCTTCCCAAAACTGATTGGTTAGCGCCTCTTGATTCACCTGCCGGCCTTGTCCCTGCGCGGGGGGCTGCGTTTGGCGCTTCAGTTCGGCAAGTTCCTGCGATTTACGGGTAAATTCCCGCCTTAGCTCCTGGTATGCTTTTTGATAATCAAGCTCCGGCCCTTCACTTTCTTCGCCTTGTTCCTCTTGGGAGGGCGATTGTTCTTCTTCCTGTGCCGTGTCAGTCGCAGATTCCGCTTGTTCGGTTTCCTGCTCCTGCTGCTCCGTTCCTTGCGTTGCTTCGGCCCCTGCTTCTTCTTGTCCGGTCGTTTCCGGGGATTCGTCCGGGGTTGTCGAAGGTTCAAAAATACTCATAAAAGTTAATACCTACCTTTCGTTTATTTGAAATTTGGACATTAAAAACCGCCTAATTTAAGGCGGTTGTTCCATCAAGGCTTCTCTGCCTTCGTCTATCACCTGCCGGACATACAAAAGCACCGAATTAAAGGCTTCGACCCTCTCCCGGTGCTTTGTAATCTCTTCTACCGGACACCTTAATAATTGGTTTTTATGGTCCTCAATGCGCTCCCGGATGAATTTTTCTATTACCGGCCATCCATCCGTGTCAAGCATGTACTGCACGGCTTCCATTTTGGCTATTTCATCCACTAAAAGCCCACTCCTCCGGTATGTTTTTTATCCTGTTTGGCAGTCCTTGCTCTTCCATCGGAACCGTGTTCGCCCGCCCCTCCATTGTCATAGGCTCGCCCGTTGGAGTTGGCGGAGGTTGTTGCATGGCAAGCATTGCCTGTTTGAATTCCTCATCAGTCGGTAAAAGGTGTTCGGAGTCTTTTATATCAAAGGATTCAAACACCTTTTTGAGCAGCCTCACGCGCTTTTCGGGAAATAGCTTGTATATCTCGTCCTGCCCCGCCACCTGGTACAGTTCCACCATGCGCTGCTTGAAAGCCTCCTTGTTGGCCAACGGCTCGACGGAACTGCCCGCAGCTATCAGGTCAAATTCGCCCTGTATGTCCTCCGGCGCTATCTGCATGGGTACGTTTGCCCCATCCTCACCGGTTACCCGAATCCACTTCGGCATGTCGATAAACTGTTGGTCCATCTGCATAATCAGCCTGGCGACACCAACAAGCAGTTTCTTTTCAAGGGAATTGATAATCAGCTTAAAACGGATAGACGCGTTATTGTCCTTCGTCATGGTGGTTGTGGCGGTTTCGCGGTTCTGAGAAGTGCCCATTACAACGTCATGCGCCCCGGCGCAATCCCGCATATCCTGCTTAATAGTTGTTTCCTGGGCAAAAGATGAACTGGCCGTGTCAGACACGCCGAATTCTGCCACATCGTCCATGTCGTCAACTTCGACAACGCCGCCCTGCCGCCATTTAAGTTGCTTCTTGTTAATATTGGCCCCGCGCCGTACTTTAAACATGCGCCTGAGAAGGAAGGCGCGAAAGTCAATCCTCATGTTGCGTTCGGTATTCAACTCGTCCTGCAAGTCCTCCAGCATTTCCACAATGCCCATGCCGTAAAACTCATGCGGTACTGCCGTGTAAACACCCTTCCTGTACGGCTTGCGCCTGTGCCAGTATGGATTTTCGCCTTCAGCCGCGATATAAGCCCGGTTGATTATGACAACGCGCTTGTTGTCCTCCCAGTAGTGAGTGACGCGGTATAAAGCGTCCTCGTCGCTTTCCGCTATCTGGTCGTCGGTAGTAGGCAAACCAACCTGCGACAACCGGTAGTCGCGCGCCTCGTTCCTGTTTCTGTCTTTAGGCACCTTCTTCCAATCAATCTTATAAGCACCCTGGTCTACAAGCCGCTGCAACTGCTCCTTGGTCTGAAACTCGTCATGGCCGCAGTAACGGGCATCGTCAATGTCTTCCGCCGCCGGGTCCACATAAAAAAGGCCCAGATCGATAAATTTCAGATCCGGGTCGTCGTACTCTATTTCGTTTATTCTGACCGGTTGCCAGTCGGTAACGGCATTACCGTACTCATCATAAACGGGGATTTCTTCTCCCGTTAACGGGTCCGGCTCCGTTACCGGAAGAAGTTGTTTTTTGATTACCTCCCTCTGCTCCCATTTCCACCCCGTGTAGGCTATCGCAGTTCCGTAAATGCAGCATTCCTTTAAGCCGCCGTGAAACAGGTCGCGGACGTCAAGTCTTTCATTCATCTGCCAATCAAGCATTACCTCCATGTTCTTAGCGTTAGGAAGGTCGGAAGGTTCTCTATCACGCACCGCGACATAAGGCCGCGCGGCAAACAGCGTTTCCACCAGGCGCGGGAGAATGGTTTCAACCTGGACAAAGGTATAAGGTATTGATATATTGCTTCTGTCGGCCACTACCTGATTCGTCTGCGGGTCGATAAGCGCGTCCACATAATTGCGCCACCGCTTGTAACACCTTGCCCATAACTCTTTATAACTGTTGTCCCGATGCTTTTCCGCCGCTTCGATACGAGTTAGATATTTGTTTAGATTTTTGTTCGAGTCCTTTTTAGCCAATCAGTTCACCACCTTAATATCCAGTCCGACCAAACGCCACTTCATACTCCGGATCTTCTTCCTCTGTCTCTGTAAAAGGAACTTCATAATTGGCATATAGTCCTATCGCCGGAGTAACTACACGGTCATCATAGCAACCTTCCTGCGCATTCATCTTGCCTTTGTCGTCACGAACATAGGTAAGCATCTCCTCAATGGTCTGCTTGCAATTAAATTTTGCCAACCGTTCACGGATGCACTCGGCTAGTTTATCTATCATCAATGGTTTTGTCTTGGAATTGGTTTGCCATCCAAACTCCTGTCTGGCCTTATTGGTGATTTTATCGACCGTGCGCCTTCGGTAGATGCGCCGATACTTCTTTTTCAAAGACGTAATAGTGGTAAGGCCATGATTATTGGCCTCAGGGACAATAAAAGCCAAATTATAAAACTTGGCTAATCTATAAAGCTCCCGATCTCCAAACAAGTCCGGGTCAATGTGCCCGTGCCATTGGGCAACCTGCTCTAATGTCTTCCTGTCTATAACATCGGCGCAGGAATAATCACCGTGCGCCAGCCCTTCGGCCACATCGGCGGATATTATGTAATCTCTGCCGTCCTCCGGTTTTTTCCATATGCTGAGGTAGCCCTTTTTCTGTTCAACAAACTGCACTCTACCGTCTTTCTCAACAAGATTGCCCACCCACCGGGGGGGAGAGCACTCTTTGAGCATGACGTTTAGCGCAGATACATTAAAAACGGGCCGGCCGGAAGAAAGAAAGCACTCAATGTCATTCGAAGGATACTCCTGCTTGAATTTCTCCGCGTCCCCGCCGCAGTTGTTGGCTATGCACCAGCGCCGCCAAACAAGTTGCTCGTCGTCAAGGTTGTATAAATCCTTTAGTTCCCTTTCCTCCGCGTCTAAAACAAACCCATCCGGGACAGGCATCCGGTATTCAGGATGTTCAAACCAAGCAAAAAACAGGGGTGTAAAGTCGTTCAATCCCTGCTTGGACAACTGCCACATATTATAAAAATAACCGCCTATACCGTTGGCGGTTGATTCGATAATGACCATCGTGTTTGGCGTATTTGGTACTGCCTGCATCAAGCCCAACATGACTTCTTCTGCGTTTTGCCAGAAAGCCAGTTCCGACACGTGCAGGTTGTGTATCGTGTCTGAACGCCCGGCCCCTTCGGAGCCTGCCGTTTCAATCTTAATCTTGCTTCTAAGGCCCGGATTTGCCGCTTTTTCCTTAGCGTTTGTGGTAGGATTCTCAAACAGCAATTCCTTGGCATTAGAAGCCTTTTTCATCGGGCGCAACTCGTCCAGCATTTCCTCGTAATAGAGTTTGCTCATGTTGAACAAGTTGGTTGAAGCGTCGTCCTTGTGCGCCACAATCATACTGTTGGTCAGTTTGTGCATGGAAGTGTGGTGAAACAGGCGTCCCTCCGTGAAGGTGGAACAACCCATCTGCCGCGCTTTCAGGATGATGATGCGGACAGGCTTTCCTTCCGCTCTCTGACGCTCAATTTCCGCGTTAATCTTCATCTGCATGTGGTTTAGATTAAGCGGTATGAGTTCTCCTGTTTTAGTACGTATTTTAAGCACCCTTGGAGCGTAAAATTCAAAGTCGTCACGCAGACGTCTCAGTTTTTCCTTGGCCTTTTCGGATATTTTCGGTTTTTTAGGAGGCATAAAATCACTTACTTTTTCTTCTTTGATTTTCCGGCCTTAGACATGGCTATCGCCACGGCCTGTTTTTGAGGATAGCCCTCATTCACCAACTTACGGATATTGGAACTAACCACCTTGTCCGACGAACCTTTTTTGAGCGGCATAATATCACCTAACCTTTCTCCTGGGTACTGTCTTCCACTTCTCCGCTATATCCTCGTGGAATATGCGGGCTATGTTCTCTCGCCCCCGCGTGGGGGCGTGGTCATATGCGTTGGCGTTCCAGGGCTTCCTGTTGCATTGGGCATCACCTGCCCTTCGGTATATTCTGATACTGTTTCGCCGTTTTCTTTGCGCCAAACATGATTATCTTTATCGAAAGTACATCCCCTTGTATCTGCCTTGATATACTTGCCAACTATCTCGCCACAATCGCAGCACATCCAGTATTGTTCTGCCTGCCCGTCGTCGTCAAACTTGTCTACCAAGTGGCGCGGGGAAGTGTGATCGCATTGACTATTCACTTTTACAGCCTCTCTTTGGTAACATATTCGTGGTTATATCTCTCCTGATCTGCCTGAATCCGCTTTCCTCTTTTTTGTACTGCACCACTATTGACGGGGAGAAAGCACAGTCAGTATTAAACCGCTCGTAGTCCCGCATATCGTTCATGTTCTTCCCGTAGAAGGCTAAATTGCAGTTAAAATGGTACTTATGCGGCCTACCCTTACCGGCGCTAAACTTACCTATTATACCCTTGTCGTGCAGGCTCGTAAGTGTCTCAGACACAAACCCCACGGATAAGTCAAGGTAACTTGCAATATCCCGCGCCGTCACAGCGTGACCTTTTTCCGGGTGTACCAACATAGTAGACTGCCAGTCAAGAAACACAAGCAAATCAAAAAGCAAGGCTTTTTCACCTTGCTTCAATTCCTTGTCTTTGACCAGTTTTAAAAGGTTAGGCATCCACACCCTGACAAATGGAGGTTGTTCTAACTCCTTTGGCTTTCTGGTTGTGTTTCTATAACCATGAGTACCACTGCCAACCCTTTCACCCGTTTCCTCGTCAGTAAACTCTCTTTTTATGCGCCCATCAGGTAGAATTGTCTCGTCCATTATTACTTTTTTGGTTCGTTTGATAGTCAAATAATCACCACCAAAAGTTTGACCTTCCCTGACATAGTGTTCGCCAGCGTGAAAAAAGTGTTCGCCAGCGTGAACACTTTCGACCCCTCAGCCTTACAGCCACGTGAAGCCGCTTCTTGTATTCTTATATATTATTTTTGACCTATTTTCTTCCAAAAACTACACTCGCTTACATGTCATTGACTTTGCCAAGACCATAAAACACCGCACCAAAATGTGAGGCGTATGTGGGTAGATAGGCCGGGATTTGCACCAGGCATGCCATTCTTTGTAAATTGGAAAGTTTTTTGTGTTACCTCTCACTCACTGGAGCCGCACAGTCTTAATGGCAATAACTGATAGGCTTTATTTACAAAGGTGCGTTTACCTATTCCGACACTATCTACCTGAAAATGAGGACCTTTTTAAAACGAGAAAAATTTGTAAGAGGGGTTCTTACTACGCAGACACCCACCCCGCCTGGGGGGAGGGTCCCCCCCTACCCGGCACCCCCTGCCCCGCGCCAGCCAGCCCAGGCCAGGCCACCGGCGCGCCAGCACCGGCCACCCCTGCACCAGCCAGGCGCGGCGCTCACATGCATAAACATGCAGAAAACGCCCCAAATTGCCTATGCGTATACATAGCACAACAAGGGGCGAACAGTCTCAGCCTCACAGCCGCAAGGGTTAGCGGAATTGTCTGAACTTAACATAATGTCCATTCACGGAACAAGTGTCCTCCGCCCAAACACGGGAAGTCGCGTCACTACTGGTATTGTGGCATATGTGGCGTGAATAGGGAAGACTATCGCACCGAACAGGCTAGAGCTCCTCTAAAAGCTGCTCGACCGTGCGGACGGTAGCATCGATGTTGATGTCCTGTTGGTCTTTCCAGCCATAATTGTTTTTCATGTTGAAACAGCCAGACGCTGGATGAATAGTGTTCTGGAGCATACCTTCCTCAACGTAATTCTCGCAGCGCGCCTTAGCTTTTTTCACCGTGTCAAAAAACGCTTCATACCCTTCTCGCTGCTCATAATTAAGCAGGTCCTGCCTACTCATATCCAATGCCAAAGCAAGCCCAGTTATCGTAAACGGCTTATGTTGCACTCGTTCTGTCACCGGCCTACCTTCGCCATCATATAAAACGTGGTACTCTTTGCCCACTTTCACAAACTTCGGCTCATCCCTGAAGCAACTCTCGAAATATGCATCAATAGCCTCCTGCATTTCTTTAGGCGACTGAAACTTCCTCGGCCTTCCTCCCGGACGTGCCATCTTCTCCACTCCTCCTCGCGCCTCACACGCGCATATAATAGAAGCCACCCGCGCCAGCTGCGCGGGCAAAACTAAAAGCGCCCTCCCAGGCGCTCTAAAAAAAGGCATACGCTATCTACAGTATCACACACGCGCAAGCAATTGTCAAGCTCATCATGCGCCTAGGACGATAGTCCTATAAAAATAGGACCAAAGTCCTATATACAGACAGGTAGACATCTGCTACACTATGGGTAGAGCGAGAGAGAAAAACCGGCCCGGTCACAAGTCCGGGAAATAAAAAAAGGAGGTCCCGAAC